TATATTGTGCAATAATTGCATTTTTCTTGTGTTTTGTTTTTATATTCTATATATCCAGCCATACTTGGGCAATGTAAACCGTTGTCTTATCATTTATCAAAGCATTTCATCCCACTCTACCGGTTCTCCGGCTCTGTTCATCTTGGCATACCACATACACATTGCCATGCCGTCAGGAGCATCCGGATCGTCAACCATATCCTTTATGTACAATGCCATGTGTGCTTCATCTGACACGGAGGATTTAAACAAATCCGCTTTGCACTGATTAGCCCAGTACACATAATCATACAGTACATTATTTTCAAGCTTTATCCCATAACGGGTGAGCAATTCGTCAACCTTCTCTTTAGAGATTAGTTCAATACGTTCTTTCTTTCCCGTTGAAGGATTCATTTTCTTCATCAATGATACGGCAAATTCACACATTTTCTTGTTGAAATGCCATCCAAAATGGGAAAGATACGCTTCCATCTCTTCCGGTCTTCTGTCTCTTATATCCAAAGGTTCTCTTCTCATGATTCAATAAAGTTATAGGGAGTAGAAATGATCCACTCCCTAATTAAACATTAACGATAACGGGAATAACGTCCTGTACCACGTACGCCACGTCTTTCTCCATAACCGCCACGACCGGAACCACCGCCATAATTATCACGTTCGCCCATTTCGTCATAACGGTCATCGTCATCGTCATAATAACGTTCACGTCTTCCCATGCTTTCACCACCACCGGATAACTCCTCGATGCATTGCATCAACTTACCACCGTATTTGAGCATCTTTTCAGCGTAGTCGGACATTTTCTCGACTTTGCTTTCTGTGATTTCAACTATCTGCATAATTATTTACTTTTAGGATTATTACTACCACTGCCCAAAGCCTTTGCAAGCATATCTTTTATATCGGTAAGGGTATTCTCGACACCGGATACCTTTTGTTCAAGGACACCGATTTTCTCTTCCTGCTCTTTTTCTTTAGCCAACTGGGGATTCAGCTCCCTAAGCATAGCATCACAGGAAGAAATAACCTTCTCATGGTAAGGGACACTTTCTATCACTCCCCGGCTTATCCTGAGCATGGATTCAACCTCAGCGTTCATAGCTTCACGGCTTTCTGAAACCACAACTCCGTTCGCACCAAAGTTTGCGATAGATAGATTTGCCGGAAGTTGTTTGAAATCAATGGTTTCTTCACCAACTTTGACCGATACGTCAACAACAGTTTCCATGTTCTGTCCGTAAGTTTGTCCCGGCACATACTGCCCATATTTAGGCTGAGGATTGCTTACTGAAACAACCTGCCCCATTTTCAATTCAGGATTTTCCCCTTTTTGAAGGATATAAAAGATATTGGATTGTCTTAGACTTTGAAACATAATTCATTAATTCTTTGAGAAGTGGGATTACTCCCACTCCAGATTTTACTTTGACCTTACAGCATTTGCGCTTGCCACTGCCGCTTCGCCATTGTTGGCAGCAGCCGGTGTTGAAGCCGTAAATTCCAGAAAACGTATAACGCCTGTACGCTTATTCAGATAAGCAAGACGCTCCGTAGTGCCCGTTACATCAGTCCCTGTCACTGGATTGTTGTTGCTGTCTACAACAGGAACCTTTGAAGTACCTGTAGTAGTACCGGCAACTGCCAATGTTGTCTGTCCTAAGTTGGGAGCTATAACATTTATAGGTAGGGCTTCTCCACCTGCCGGAACATCCGCATGAACCTTTAATAGGATTATGCTTTCGCACGGAAGTTCATTATAGCAGTGAGGATTAATACCATAATCTACACTTGCATCTGTCAACTGAACAGCGTTCGTTGAAAGTTCGTAGATGCCATTAACGTCAACTCTCCTAATTCCCCTTGCGGAGCGATTTATCAGGAAAGGGCTTGGAAGCCAGTAAGGATACATTAAGTTAGGATATAACATAATTACCTCCTTTCTTAGCAACCGCAAGTTCCTAATGTAGATACACCGAAGTTTACAGGAACGGAATAGTTTACGGGAACATAGTTACCACTGGCCGGGCAATAGGGCATCGGGAACGTAGGCGGTTGCGCACATTCAATCTTTGCCAGACGGCTGCTCAAATCACTCAATGCAGCACCAAGAGGAGCAGTAGCTTGTGCCACAATCTGCGAAGTCATTGCAGAACTCTTAAACGTCCCGTTCTCTTCACGCAAATGGTCAATCTTGTTCTGCATCTCACGCATTTCAGCCGCACGTTGTCCGGCTAGGATTTTTTCTGTTGAATCAGAAATGCTCTTGGTAATCTCACAAGTTTGCTGTGAAGTAGCATACCCTAATGATGAGAATCCACGCTCCTGTCCAATGGCTACGCCATTAATAGCATTCTGCAATGTGTGAGTTTGTTCACAAATAGCCAATCGGTTTTCGCAGCAACATGATGCAATCTGTTGAGCGATCTGACAGTTACCCTGTTGGATAGCATTGATAATCTGCATTGAACTTTGTCCCACCTGATTACCAACTTGTTGAACTTGAGACATCACACCATTGATGGCATTCTGAACCTGACCGATTGAACAATTCAAATTAGTAGCCAGATTGTTAATTGCTTGTCCGTTTCCTTGAATTGCGCTCATAAGTAGCTCCCTTCCTGCATCATTGTTAATTAAGTTAGGAATACCGGCGCCAGCAAATCCACCACCGTTGCCGCCATCTCCGTTGTTTCCCCATCCGTTGCGTCCGAAAAGTGGGAACAGGAAGAAGAGGAAAATTATCCACATGAACCATGAACCATCACCGCCAAATCCATTGTTGTTCTTTCCTTGCATAGCAACCAATAAGTTTGGATCAATACCTTTCTGTTGCAATAGTGGGGCAAGCATAGCCATCATCCCACTACCGCCACCGTTCCCGCCTGATTCCGGGAAAACGTAAGTTTTTGTTTCACTCATATTAATATACGATTATAACACGGTCAATATTAACCGCATCACAAAAGTATATAATAGAGACTGCTTAAATCAGCACTCATTTGCAAGCGATTTGCGAATATTTTGCAGATATATTGCAATCATTTTGTTTGTATTTTTACGGCTCTCGAAAGTGGATATAAGATAGCGTATACTGGCAGATGTCTTATGAAGTAAAGCGGCTATCTGTTCAGGATATAGACCGTATTCAGTAAGGAAGAACACTACAATAGAACGGGCATCGACGACTTCGGTCACTTTGGTTGACGAAAGGATTAGTTCTGTAGAAACTTCAGTTTCTTTTCCTACAAGGTTCAATATTTCGGCAAAAATCTCGGACTTACACATGGTAATTAATTTTTTTGTTGTACTTTTGCCTTTGCCAATCAAACTTAAGGTTATTGAAAGAACAAAAGCATGTATAGAAATGTTAAGGATATTATACCCCTGGCACTATCTATACATGCTTTTGTATGTTTAAAAGTTTGATTGGCGTCAACTTTAGTGTCGGGGGTTCTTTTTACTCTACCCCCCAAAAAAAGAGCTACATTTGCTACGATATCCGGCCTTCTACTTTACCGGATAAACTTATTGCTTAGTATTAATTAATGTATCATTTTATCCTCCTTTCCTTTAAACCTTTTTTTCACTGGAAATTGTTATGTAAGTAAGACTTAAGCTTTTCATACCGGTAACGGTCTGCGAAGATAGTGCCGGTTAATTTCTAAACATCTTAAGCATTAATACAATAGATAGTATTATAATTACGCCAACAGCCCAACCGCCCAGCTCTATTTTCATCTGTTGCCACCGGGTTAGCTGTTTCTCCACCGGATAAGGGATCTGCACAGAATCGGTCAGCATAACCGTATCTGTCTTGTTAATTGTCAGATACCGGTATTTATACCGATATTTCTCCTTGTAGACAGTATCTCCCTTTACGAACAGGAATATACTGTCATGCTCATAGATGCTGTCAAAACGGATGCTATCACGTGTCTTGTACTCCGTCTTCACGGTCTCTGCCGGAACATACTTGATGTTCCGGCAGCTTGTGAAGCATATTTCTGACATCAGGAAAATGGTCAGGATGTATAACAGACGTTTCATGCTACCTCAACGTAAATACCAATCAAATCAGAGAGGTTAGCGTACACCGCCTGTCCGGTAGAACGGGTGCACTTATAGATAACTCCGTCCTGCGAATAGTATTTGCCCTCTTCCAATGCCATATTGTTATTGTATGGAATCGGATCATCCTTTGTTCCGGCAGCGGTCTCGTTGATTTCCTCATAGAGAGCTGCGGTGTTGATGCTTGGCGGTTGATTCTCCAAGACGGTAGCAATGTCCTGACGAACCCGGTAGAGTTTATCATTGTACTGCACTTTCATTCCGGTTGTTAGTGATTTGCTGATAAACTCGTTCCAATACGGATACATGGACTTCACTTTCAACGATTCGTTGTCAGTCAAGTTCATTGTTTGGATTCCTGCTCTGGTCACATTCAAAAGGTTCTGCGCTGCCGCCACCTGGATGAATTCCGCACTCCCTTCTGGTTGTTCCTCTTCCGTCCATGACCATTCATCACTTGACAGAAGGGCGTTCAGTTCCGGGCTGTCAAAATAGTATCTCGGAAACTCTTCGTCCTTGTAAGGGGACAGATACTCTTCGTGGAGGATTACCTTACTACCGTCTTTACTCTTTCTCATTGTGGGGATAGCCAACAGACCGTGCTGGGCTAGCCATTCGATTGTTACTACTGCGTATTTCATATGTTTTTTAATTAATTGTTTAACTTACTTCAATGTTATTCTCAATACCTACAATGTCATTAAGCTCTTGGATTTCTTCTTCGGAGCTTATTTCTGGGAATAGCATAAAATCAAAGAGAGCCATTTGAGCAAAATTACCTCTAGCAAATGAAGTGCCAATATTAGGAGCATATTGAACTCCTATATTAGCATTAGTTGCAGTTATATTATGAGTTATATTCAGTAAATCTTTATCAATAATGTGTTCATTAAGTATACCATCAATATAAGTTTTATCACCTTTATTTGAGTATTCATAAGCTATTGTCTTACCTGCTGAAACAATAGCTAAGTATTGACTCCAACTATTTCTTTGGTCATACAAGTATCTATCATAACTTTGTAAATTCACCTTCATCAATACCTGCTTAGCACCATGAGCCAAAGTAGGAATAGTAACAAAGTCATCTACGCCATCAAGACAGAATGAGCTTTCGTATTCAGGAAGCTGTTCAATGGAAACACTTATAGGTTCTCCTTTTACAGCGTTGATTACATAGAAGTTCAACCTTTTAACTTCTCCAACAGTATAATCCTTAGTAGAATATTCACCATTTCCAAACCTATCACTAGTAATTACAGTATCATCACTTCCTTTAGGATAATCTATTTGAATCTTTTGGTTATTAATAAGACCGCTTATTTTGAAGCGGAAATAATGTGACTTAGATCCAACTGTAAAAATAGGAGTGCCAAATAATGCAGTAGTACTAGTTTCAGCAGTTAAATTTACCTTAAAAGCATTATCTGTTGGTTTAACTCCAGCTATATGGCTAGTATAAGTATTCCAATCATATTTATACCCATTAGCCCCACTCATTCCCGCATAAGCAGAGTTGTTGATTACCCCATGATTACCTTTACCTGTCAAGTCCGGAATGTAGCCTAGTATCTTGTAGCTAGAATTTGGAATCCTCAACCTATTAGGCGACAGGATACAGCTCGGCTCATTGGCTTTTAGGTAGGTACGTGCATTATCAAACACCATAGACTTCTCTACCTTTATGATAGTGTTTGGGTAAAGCGTTACACCATTATACCGTGTCTCGGATACAGTATATAGCTCCGGTAAAAGGTTGGCACTTCCTACAAAGACTATATCACTGCCTACTTTCAACTTATCTCCCCAAGTGATAGTTTTACCATCTTGTTTTAGGTTAATTATTGCTGGATAAGGCTGTACAATATCCTCGTATCTGATGTACTCGTCAATGGCATAGCTTATCTTCTGAGGGCTTTTGGTTATTGGGAAATCTGCGTAATAATATCCATTAGGATTAATAGGTAAATCTGTATATTCAACTCCATTAATAGTTATCTTAGATACTTCATCTATTCCGCTAGGTTGAATATAAACTCTGACAGTACTTCCTTCTTGCAAATAGATTCCTGTTTTGTTGATAGATTTATTATACAACGTAGTTGGACCCTGACTTATCTCAATAGCGTTATAAGGAATATTTCCAGATATAACAGGTCTAAACTCCACCATATCCGGATACAGCGTACCCAACTTATACCTCTTTAATTGGCGCTCTAGCAGGAACTCGGAAAGGGTGTAAGGGAAAAGCAAGAATATTTTAATAGCAACGTTGGCATAGAAAGAAAAACCACCTCTGGGAAGGCACAACCGTAGGGTAGACCCATCTATTGTTGATTTCGCATCAATAGGAGTACCGCTATATGAATATTTAGATTGATATACTAAACTTTTTTCATTATAGCTTTGCAGAATGTTATAATTAGGACTAAACGTATAGCTTCTAAGTTGTCCAGCATTACTAAACTCACAAGCAAAAGCACCCCAGTCATTTGTATGACCTTTGAATGCCAAACATTGATTTTTATCCACAGGGGAAGTAATCCACCGTCTTTCGATAGCAACCGTATAATCTTTCAAAATTGGGAGATTCTCAACATTTCCGTAATCGCTTACTCCGTCAGTCTGCCAAGCCCCTTCATCATTGATACCGCTCTCTTTGTTCCACGCAGAGTTGTAAATCTTCATATTATGCCCGTTGCCGGAGAAGTCCACAAGCTCATCGTTGAAAGAAGCGTGGTTCTCATTGGTGATGCCCTGCCGGATGGTGTCGTAGATGATATCCGGTTTAACATGCTTGTCCAAATTGAAGTAGGATATTACCTGATTGATTTGGTCGGTGGTCAGCACTTTGTTGGCGATGATTGTCCAATAGTAGGCTATTTGGGAAACTTCACTTATGGAGCCACTGTATTTATAACCTTGAACAAAGAATTTATCAGTAGGATCTAATGCTGAGTTACCTTCTGCTGTATAGTCTTTCTTATCTCCAAGTATATTATTTATCAGCGTAGGAGGATTGTTAGTATTTATCTGTCTTGAATACCCGTATATACCTGTTTTTCCAGCAGAACTACAAATATTCCTACAAACTACGTGAGCTACACTTTCCGAACGAATATTATTAATAGTTGTCAGTGAAGACAATCCTATCTGATGAATCATACTCACCACCGTAATCTCATTGCTTCCTCCCAACATTTCCTTAACCGTCTTGGTGGAAGTGATTAAGTCGTCTTTACCGTCAGTGACGAAGGCGCCTTCATATTCAGGAACAAATTCTAAGGTTATATTACAAGAAACATTAGCTGCACTAGCGACAAAAGAGTGCCATGATAATTCATTAGGTACTACTACTGTATTAATACCATTATATAATCTTATACTCTTTTTTGTAGTAGTATAACTAACATATACATCATCTGTACTTCCGCTAACTTTTATCTTAAAAGTGTTCCAATAAAGAGCTGACTCTTCTTCTGTTACAGCATGAAAGATACCTTGAGGGTTATTTAAAACAGCAGTAATTGTTACTTTAGTATTGCTAATTTCAGAATATTCAAAACGATTAGATAAAGTAAATAAACTGAAATCTTCAATATACTTCCCATACCCGCTATTAAGCTTGAAAGCTGCGTTACTTATGATGAACGGATTGTCAGGGTCAACCAAGTTCTTGATTACAGCCCTGTCAGGGTCGTCGTTGCTCTTGCCGTCACAGATACAGACAGCGACCAAAGAAGCTAATACTTCCGGGTCTATGTAAGGACGGGCGGAACCGGAAGCTGCTCCCGGAACGCCCAACTTAATCGCATTGACGCGGATAGGATCAAGCCCTATCCGGTCAAGCCTAATCGGATTTAATCCTATCGCTTCCATTATTCTTCAGATTCAAAGTATTGAGCCTTGAGGGGCTGTTGTGTAGATTCGAGTTTGATATATTGACCTTTCTTTAGACCAACGATAGGGCGGGCGAAAACCTTACCACACAACCGGGATTCTACCGACTGGAATTTTTCGCCATCGTAACTGATATAAACCCACAATGTGCTTTCCTTTTCAAATTCAAGCTGCAAGCCAATGCTTTCTTGATTTACTTGTATAGAGTCGCTTACATACTTGCCTTCTACTACTTGATTGAATGTAATATCTTTTAATGCCATGATTGTTCCTCCTATTTTAATTTATAACAATTCCCATCCGGCTTCTATGTCTGCCATGACAGCCGGAACACCGTTCTCTACACGTGAGATAGCGGCAGCGAAAGCACACATGGTCGCTTTGTCGTTGATGTCCGGAACGTATGTGTTCGGGACTTGCATTTCACTGCATACACGGCTGATATATCCGGCTGTATTATTCTCGTTCTCCGGTGCCCACCGATGGATAAAATCTGCCACCGTCTGACAGCCGTGTCTATTACGGTAGTTCTGCAAAGTGCGGATAAGGGCACGGTAGCCCCATCTCATTTCCGTAAACTGGAAGAACGACTTATCTTCCTGCTTTTCTCTCAATCCCTGCCATTTGTCCTTTGTGATGCGGATGTTGCCCGGATTATTGTTTCTTAGTCCTCTTGGTAAACTCATATTTATTCCCTCCTATAATATCAATGTTAATACTCCAATTTGAATCACCTGACCGATAAAACCGCCTATCAGCGTGGCGGCAATATCGAGCCAGTCCCATTTGTTGCCGTATGCACGGTCTTTGAACTCCATGCCGACAGCCAGTCCTGCCGCAAACAGGATGGTTAACAGTGCACCTGCCGGGATGGCGTAGAGCAGGTGCTTAATACGGTTACTTTCATTTATCCAGCTCATCCTTCTTCTTATCCGTTATAGATTCCTCAATCGCTTTCTCCAACTCCCTGCTCTTGAAGCCGACCAATACAAGCAGCAGTTTGAACACATTGATATCCTTATGGATTCCCTTTGTCTCACAATAGTTGGATTTAATGCTTTCAAGCTCCGCCAGACAACCGATAAGGACAACTATCACAGAAACAACCAATGCGGAAACTCCCAAAGGCTCACCGATAGCCTTGCCAAGAACGGCACCAAGTATCAGCAGGCAGATATAATCACCGCATTTAAGCAGGAAGCGTTTGACGCAACGGCTCTTCCGGAACTCTTCGCCACGCTTGATGGACTTGCTTACTCCGTACCACATATCCACGATTATAAGGATTAAGATAAAGAGCATGAGCCATCTCATATCCCACATCAGAGCGTACAGCTCACCGAAAAATACGGATGAGCTGATTGTACGAGTTAACTGACCCTTTACCATAGACAAGTAAGATAAACGGTAAACAATGAAATTACCTCAATCCAGAACATCGGCTTTCTCTTTATAAAATCGGAGATGAAGTTACCCGTCCAATGCTTCTTCATGGAGACAACCATGTAAATAATGAATCCCAACCATAACAGAAGCCAGTACCAACTGTTGCAGCCTACCCATATCTGGGAGAAGATTAAGGACATGGCGGCACCGATACAATGGGCTGTTTTCTCTCTTCCCTTGAAATTGGGAGACACACCGAGCACAACCATACCGACAACCGAAAGGAATACAAGAAACTGGCTGTTCTCCGTACTTGATTCCAAAGCTGCCGGAAGAAGCAGAACACCGGAGCCAATCATGCACAGAGCGAACCAAAATTTGTGTGTCAGCGCATAATAGGTGGCACTGATTGAATAAGGGATTTCTTTCCCTTTCTTAATCATCGCATAAACATAGCCTGCGATGAGAATGAATGATAATAGTACTAATGTAATCATAGCTTTATCTGTTTTTGAGTTTATAATACAAAATTGAGCTGTTCCGGGTATCCGGTTTTGTAATTGTAGGCTTCCACTTGTCCGGCATCAGACAAACCTTTCACAGCCGCTATATGGGATTGCGTCACATTGTAGCAGTCAAGGGCGTACAATTCAAGCTGGTTGAGCATAGCTAGCGCATCATCTACCGGAATAACGTACTTCTCGGCATTGTACCAAAGCGTGGTATTCATACGACCGGATTCTTTCTCGATACGGATTGAGTTGACCGGCCAGACACGGGTGTCTCTGTCTAACCGTATCTGTTTTCCGGCAAGCGTGAATGAGTTGACGGCATCCGACTTGTCATAGGCGTTGATTTCCGCTATCTTCATCTCTTTCAGTTCGTCAATCGTATATTCATGCTCGACCAGTATAGGATACCCTTCATCATTGGTAACAATAAGCTTTCCGGCAGATTGACCGTCTAATAATTCTTGCCAATACTTTTTCGTAATCTCTATTGCACCTTCTTGGGGTGTGTCGTGGAATCCGTTTTTCCAATACATTTTTTGTTCCATAATTATTCTTTATTAATTATTTCCAACTTCCTATTGCTATCCATCTGAATGACTGCGAAGAAGGGGATACACTTCCCGCGTTTGCGTATCTTCTATAAACCGTAAAATATGAAGCATATATAGCTGCATAATTCACAGACCATATAGAATTATCCGTATTATCCGTAGAACTAGAAAAAGCTAGGGAAAAACAGGATTTGAAAGATACTGGGAAATTTATAGACTGATTATTTGAAGCACCGGCGCTAAAATATCCCCATTGTATCAGCAGACCGTTATTAAACTTAGCATAACCGTTCTGACCGAGTGATACAGTCATGGCATTGGAGAGGTCGGCTAAGGCATATAATGACAAGTCTGATTTTAATGCCAATTTAGTTTCAGTTGGGATACCCGCCTCTATGGAATAATCATTCTGGACTGTAAGTGTCATACTACATATTGAAGAAGGATCATCCGGATTTATCCAAGACAATTTCATCCAGGAACCAACTTGAATATCATTATCCAAAAAATACGGACTATAAATGGAAATAGGGATATTCAATCCTGAATTGGCCGTATACTCTCCGCCATAGTGTACATGCATTTTACTATACCCTCCATCGTAGTAAAGCTTCTTTATATTATTCGCATCTTCATTGCTTAAAAGCAAAGATGGTCTATCAACAGTTAACAACTCCGGAGTATTTAAGATAATGAATTTACTCGTCGACGATCCATTTGTACTAATTCTCGACATTCCCATTTTTTCAAGAAGTATAGTCATATTAAACATTTGTCCGTCTTCGGAAATTTGTGTTTTCTCCGGACTGGAATTGCCGGATCGCACATAGCATTCTCCATTCACGTCAAAATATGAGAGAGAAAGTATATTATTTATAAATTGGATAATCCAATACGGAACACCTGAAGCATTCCCGCACGTGAAAGTATAAGTATCGTAAGGAACGGAATAAAGTTCTATAATTTTCTGCTGTTGGGTTCGGAACTGCTCATTATCAACTTTCTGGGAAACCCCTCCCGGCTTGAATCCTCCTTCTACTCTGAATTCAAAGTATTGCTGTACTCCATCAACCCAAAAATGATTGTCAAAGCTTGAATTATTATCTTTATTGGAATATTTGATCAAACAAGTTTCCTGCAAAAGCATAGGATCCGAACAAACAGAGAAAGGTTCGCTTACTATGTTAGTGTCGGAGTTATCCTCCCGAATCTTCAAAGTATATACAGAATCTTTCAGACCTGTTATACTCGCTGTAAATAGACGTGTAGTATCATTGACTCTATATTCATCCAATAATATATCATTATCCTCATTGGTAATATTATCACAGATAGCAATTGATACTACATCACTATAATCATCCGAGAAGATTTGGATCAATATTTTATCTGTAGTGTAGAATTTTTGGATATAGTCTATATCCTGTTGGAATTCGTTCTTTAAAGGGTTAAAGAACAATGGGCAAATGTCTCCTGTTTTAATCATACGGTCTTTTCGTTCTTAATTGGGTCAGAGTGCCACATGACACTGTACCGCAAATATACTATTTTTTATATAATAAACACAACGGATTATCAACTTTTTATATCTCTCACAATCAGCGTGTAGGTACTCCCTTTTTCTTTGGCTATATTCAACGAAAGATTCTTAATATATCCCGTTATCGCCTCGCCTTGATTCGTGAACCTTACAAGTCCGGTCAGATCTGAAGGAACATCTATGTCGCTGGTCTTTATGCTGACCTCCCCGACTGTAAACAGGCGTTCCGGGATTAACAGATCATCCGTTTCCCTTACTCCATCTATGGATACATCGCTGTTGCCGTTAGAAGACGCAAATTTAAGTATGCCGGTACAGGCTCCAATGTATTTCTTATTAGCCTCCAACATAAAGCGTGGGGAGTAATTAAGGTTAAACATTGTGTCCGGGCTCAACAGACCGGAAAGCTGGTCTGCCGAATAAGACCTGTATAAAAGTAACGGCTGATCCGCCGGAACCGAATTGTCACACTCCACAAAGAAAACATCATTATCACTATCGTTATCGGTGGTATCCTCTCCCCTCTTTTGAACCAAGAACTCTATTCCATAGGCGTCAGCACGGTACGGACTGATCAAGGATAGGGTATTGTCGGTCAGTTTTAATCCGGTGCTGAATTCGTTGGTAAACCGGAACTCGTCACGTCCATTAACACTATCGTAATCCTGCTTATCATATCCTACCTTTACCGAAGAATATATCAATGAATCATTGACAGCCAACTCGTAGTCATTGATTTCCATCCCTAATTCATTGACTACCGTATTTGCGAACAGATTATCACGATGGGTAAACGTCACCTCATTTCCACTTATGACTGGCACATATCCGAACTCCGCTTCCATCCAGTCACAGAACTTCTTATACGAAGTGTATATTTTTGCTTTTGGAAGTCCACGGGCGCTTTCAGCAGCCATGATGTATGTCCTTTCCAATTTCAAGTTTCTCGAACCATCGGTCATACCATAATTAAAATATCCTTTATATTCATCACTGCCATCAGTCATGCTTTTAAGAAGACTGTTCAATACGGTTGTGGGAGATATAACGTCAATATTCAGAATATTTATTCTGGACTTAAAATTGATATTAATCGAAAATTTAGGAAAAACAATATCAGCTCTGTTTGTTAACTCACTATTATCTCTAAATTTTACCATCGTTACAAAGCATACAGATTGCCCACCTTGCAAATCAATAGGTATTGTTTCATCTATATATTGATATCCTTGATTGCCTTCATAGGTTACTTCTTTTACAATTGTCCCGTCTGTACCTCTAATACCAAATGTTAAACGAATTACTTCAATCCATCCACTATAAACTGTTGCATACAAATCCGTTCTAAATTTCAAATCAATATGGATATCAGATAATGCGTTTAAAAATGGTTTTGCATTATTTAAAGTTGCCCCATCTTCCATCGGTGAGTCATCAAATAGTAATGGAGAATTAAGTGAGGGAAGTTCACTATTACTCATTTTATACAAAGGCATAGAAAAACTTACATTAGTATTCAATGTATAGATACTTATAAATTGAGTTCCATCCTCGAATGATCTTGCACCTAGTGTATATTTGCCTTCATATTGAAGTTTAAGCCCGTCATAATTTAGCTTTCTAATCTGAATGTCAGATATAGGATATTCATACTGAATACTCTTTTTAGCTTTGATAATAGCGGCTAGCGTATTATCAATAGCATTAATAGAAACGACGTAACCATCTTCTGAATAAGTAGAAAAATCAAGTGCGCACCGGAATACTTCGTCATACTCCCAATTATTATTTCTCAAGGAGAATATAACAGAAGCAGAAGCCTCCATATACCTAGACCGATATTCCTTTTTCAGAAGTATAAAAGCATTATTCACAAATTCAAAACTCGTAGAATATGACCGTACCACTCCATCATAGTTAGACCTCTTTTGGGATAATTCAAAATCATCCCAATTTTTCAAATCATCGGTTACATCGTACCTTTTTTCTCTAATCAAAAGCTCACATTTAAACATGGCTATTTTTTCTTATGAATATTCATTGATTTTATATCCTCACACATACGTTTTACCATGAAGGCATATTCCTTTGCGCTAATTTCATTCTTCCGGATTTGCATTCCATAATGAGCCATCACAGCGACACGTTCACGGACAAAGTAGTTTTTATCCATTTTTACAGCACTTTCCGATTTTTCCTTAGCATTTGTACGTTCGAGCAAATATTTACTCATAGAAAGAATAGAAGCAGCTTTTTTACGTATCTTATCATGTTCGGAGGGGAAGTACTTGAATCCAAAATCTGACAGTATCCGCATAGCAGCTTCCCAATCATTGTTTTTAATCATAACCTCAACGCCTTTCATACACTCAATTTTTATGTGAAGGTTGATGATATTGTTTCTTTTTGACATCTCCGACAGGAAGGAAGCGCCTCCGATTATTTCCACATATTCTGTGACAAGTTTTTCCGATTGTTCGGACAGTTCTTCATCGGAATGTCTGCCCTTAATTATTAGTTTGCTCTTATCTCCTGTGAATACATCTATGAATGTATCTAGGGGGATTTTGTCTAGGTCGGTGTATAGCATGTTATACGATGATTTAATTTAAACTCAAATTCTGCTTGATAAACGGTTGTATTGGGAAGCCCTAGCCATTTTGCGGAATGTCCTATTTAATTTTGCTATTCCTTCATTGGTTGCTTCTGTATTCCTTTCGAGTCTACGATAATCGTTATTAACGTTAACAATCACCGGATCACCGTCATTACTTCTCCTTTGCCTATCCAACATAAGAGCGTCAGAGTGCAAAGACATTTTGCGATAATCCACCAAATTAGGGATAACCCTTGCCCTCTTTGGAATATCTACCAATGTAGGAACAGCCGGAGTGATATAGGCACCATTATCCGTTTCAATCACTTCCTGTCTACCTCCATCACCGACAATAGCCAATCCTCCGGGATGGTTGTCGGTTCCCTTTGCATACTTGGGGATTGGCTGGGCGGCAATCATTGCAACTTGGGCAGCTCCCATGGCACCGATTACAGCTGCAAGAACAGCACCGGCAATAGGTCCGGCCTGCGCTAAAGCCATCATTATTGCCTGAGATGTGGCAATAGTGGTTTGTACAATGGAGTTCGCTTTCTGCCATTTAGCCTGCCTTTGCTCCAATTCGGCTTTTTGCTTTTCCAATTCCTTGTTTTTATCTGCTGTTGCTTTATCAGCAGCACGTTTTCGAGCTTCTCCTTCTTCTTTAGTTATAACCCCACTTTCTACCAAATCCTCAATGCGCTCTTTTTCTTCTTCACCAGCTTCCTCGTTCTTTTCCTGTTGTTCTTCTATCTCCTCTATTTGCTGGTCATACATTCCGACCATGATAGAAGTTAGCCCCTCCGATATTGCACTGATACTACCTAATAAATCTTCAATTCCTAGTTTACCATCACGGACAACTTTTGTAATTAGACTCATTAACCCGCTAAATAACGTGCCTAATCCATCTACTGCATTATTGCTGACATTTTCCAAATGCTGTAATGAAGCCTCCAACTCTGCCCAATACTTCTTCTCATCTTCCGTTTCCTTATCCCTATTTTTTTCCTTAGTTTCACGCACTTTATTGGATAAATTTATTTCAGCTTTCGCTAGAGCTTCTTTTATTTTAAACTTTTCCTCATCGGATAGACCGGAAATCTCTATTTGCTCTTTGAGAAGATCGATCGCTCTTTGAGCCTCTAGAAGAGCGTATTTTTGAGTTATTTCAGCTTTGTTTTTTTCGTATTGTTCTTTAGAAATGATTCCCTGCCTGTATCGCTCTAATTCGTCATTAATCTCTTTTTGCATATTTTGAGAAGCCACAATAGCCAATGTTGCATATTCTCGTTGCTTCTCTTCCAATTGATACTTAACAGAATCCTTTACCCTTTTCCTTTCTTCTTCGTCTATTTTATCCAGGTATTTTTTGTCAATAGCCGACAACTCGTTTTTAAGTATTTCTTCATAATTAGCCCTTAGCTTATTCTCTTCTTCTGAATTGCCTTTGATAGATGCTATATTTTCCTCATACTTCTTTTGCGCCAACGCTCTTTCTTTTTCATACTCGTCATCTATAAGGGAAATACGGGTATCGGAAAGGCGTTTATCAATGTCTTCTTGGTATTTGGCTTGTTCGTCAGCAGCTTTTTCTTGTTCTCTTTTATTCTTCTCTTCGTCATTATCTTCTTTTCCCGGAGTAGATGTGTAAGCTGAAACATCCATTTTATTCATCAAATTTTCATTTGATTTCCTTAAACTATCAATTTCCAAAGCTGCATCAGATGCTTTTTTCCCATAAGATTCCACCAAATTAATCTGATCTTGTACACCTTTATAATTAGTAGTTATAGCGAAATCAAAATTTTCGCCTTGAATACTTCGTATTTCATCATAAAGTTTGTTTAATTTTTCTTGTTCCTGTACCTGTTTTACTAAATATCCTATTCTTTCATTATCTTTTTTAAGTATTTTCATTGAATTTTCGGCTATTTTGTCCGCTTGAGCCCTAGCAATAGCAGATGCGATAATCGACTTCTTTAATTCTTCGTATGCAACAGCTGCTTCTCCCGCTAATATTCCCTCATTTTTCATATTTGCAAAAATCGGTGGATATCTTTTTTGTAATTCATCCGCAGCGGCATTTCTCTCTTCTATAGATCTAGTTGTATCTTGCGTTGCTTTGTATAATAAATCCAGCTCCGCCCTCTCCTTTACACTATTAGATATTCCTTTTTTTCGGGAATCAGCTAAATCTTTTTCCGCACTCGCTAATTCTAATACGGCTTTTTCCCCTTTAAATAAGCTAGATACCCAATTCATTATATCTTTTCCATATACAGAAAGCAAAGTAATTCCCACAACTAATGCTGTCTGCCAATTGAAAATAGATTTGGTTAATTGCTTCCATACAGGGATACCCTTTTCTCCGGCTTCCTGCATTGCCTGATACTCTATTCTTGCCTTCTTCAATTCATCGGCAAGCATTGGCAAGTTGTTGGATATTGCAAGGAAGAAAGTATTCCATCCGACAGCCAAAGATGGCAATTCACGTGCTACTTGCTGAACCGACATATTTAATCCATTCCAATGGGAAGTATAATTACCTACATTTCTTTGGTAGTTACCCATTTGAGCATCCATAGACTTTAACTCATTCTTTAAAGTCTGTATTTGCTGTAAAGTATTTTGCCCTTCAGCTCCCAAAAATGAATCTTTAGGCATATTCTTAAGCCTTTTTTCAAGAGCTAATACCGCAGCATTCATCTCATTATAACTGCTAGCTGTTGAAATGATAACTGCTGAATGATTCCGGATTAAATTGGAATATTGCTTGTTTTGCTCCGACAGCTCTGTTTGTCTTTGTTTTAACAGGGCTGATTTATTGAGATATTCAGTAATTCCAATAGCCCCATTCTTATACTCCTTATCCAAAGACTTTAGTTCATCGCCAAGCTCTTTTATTCGAATTTTATTCTGAATCGTATCTGCCGTCAGCTTAGTTACATGGCTATCATAGGTTAATATGTTATCAACTATTTCTGTGTATTTTGCTTCTGTAGTTGAAATAGCCTGATTCAGTTGATTTGCCGATTGCGTATAAGACTGATTGGCTTGTGCGGCTGAATTTTGTGCACTGGAGGTACTTTGAAATTTAGAAGAAAGCACATCTAAAGAACCAAAAAGCTTATTTATGGTTTTTGTCAGATCATCAAATTGCTTAGGCAATGTATTTAACGTCAGCAATTTTGTTACCTTCTTGCCATAGTCTTCCAGCAGTTTATTCTGTCTCTCCTGAATAGACGCCAATTTGTTTTGGGTAGTAATCAGGTTGTTTAACGCATTATTATACGCATTGGATTTATCGGAAAGTTCTTGATAATTTTTAGGACTGGTTTTCATCCCACTTGCCAATAGCTCTATAAATTGCTTATAGGCGGCATAGTTTTCATTGAATTCTTTTTTTAGTTTCTTTAGATCGTCGAAAACGCCCTGATCGACTACATCTGTAATTTTTAATTCATTAGCCATATAACGTGCGAATTAAGTACCATGCCACTTGACACAGTTTCCGCACAAATATAAAAAGAATTGGTGAATTTTACAAGCTATTTAGAATCAATAAAGATAAGATAAAACGGCAAAAGAAAAGCGGAGGTTAAGACTCCGCTTCTATTTATGTGTTTAGAATATATATATTTCTGAAGAAAGATTCTATATCTGCCGTTTTAATAGTGCCATTTTGTAAAGATGTTTTTCTTAAAAGCAAATAAGCACTATTGCCTTCATCTGTTCGGTGTTCAAAAGTTTCTGTACCAAAATAAGTATTGACCATTATACGGTAAAAACGAAAACGTTTGGTAGAACTTTTATCTTCACCAATACTATTAGCACCTATAAATGCAAAAGATGAATTATTATCACTTTCAAAATAATGTCTCATTATATATATACAGCTCATTACTATCCTTCTTGGCTCAAAATCATTTGTTTGAAAACTGTATCTATTATCCAAGTGAGCTTGTGATTTCAGATAGAATTTAATAGCATAAACATTATTTTCATATACTTCTACATCTACAAGATATATCTTTCCGCTTTTCATTGATTTAAAGCGCCATAAATCAATTCTAATCATACCTTCAGATGTAGAAGGCTTACACATAATAAATTCAGATCCGTAATAAGGTGGAAGAATTTTCATTACGGTATAAGATAATCATATACAGGTATTCTGTATGCTTTATGTTCCTTGATAGTAACTCTTTTGAATACGACTTTATTTGAGGCTTTATTTATAGCCTTTTTAGGAAACGTTTTTGTATTGGAGTTATTGGATTTCATAATCATTATACTATTGAGTTGTTTATATTTTCACTAATTATAAAATAATTCTTCTACTAATAGAAGCAAAACAGCATGAGGTACTAACTACGTTACCTTCTCCGACAATAGCTCTCAAGGGAACCTCTTTTTCATTGTCTAATGGTTCCCAGCCAAGTCTCTCGCCTTTAGTTTTTAATATGCGGGTTCTCTTTTTTTCCAGAGTCTTTTTACATATTCCTCTTTTAAGTTCACTTCCCATTAGTTTCTTGGTTTAATGTATGTTTTATGGATTACTCTCTATAGATTTAATGTCAATTTATAACATTTTGGCTTTTCCCAGTATAGAACGGGCAGTCTTTGCCTGTCTACTATAATCAATAGTAGCACGCTTACTTTCAGCTTTGCTTGCAGCTCTAACAAAGCTTTTAGCATCATTTCCTTTTAAAGTTGGGATACTTTTAATTGCTATTGCCATAATCTTTATTAATAGGTTTGTTATCATCAACAGTATTACTACTATCTTTGTTCGTAACGTATTATAGTTACATTACTTTGATGCGCTACTTTGATAGTGCAAATATAAATAATACAAATTAAAATTGATTGATTGATTGAATAATTAACTATGTCTGTTATTGGTTTTTAACGGTTTTAACTCTTTAGAAAGAAAAACGCCCATCTTTGGATGGGCGGTAATTTGAATTTAAAAGCTCTGAATTTATAAAGTCGCAGATTGTAACTCTGCTCCGATATTCTTTATGGTATCGAGAATCTTCTTTGTAGTTGATTCTCCGGCAAATGCAAGCCCGTTTTTGTATTGTCGCATTTTAGATTCATTGATCCCTGCCTTTTTAGCAAACTGGCTCACATTAATCCAATCAAAGTAATTAAAGAAAGATTGAAGATCGTATTTAAAAGTTACATCTATATGCCCCACTTCATCAGGAAGAACATTACCTTCTTCTGCAATCATTTCCTTTGCCTCTTTAATACTTTCCATGAAATCAGCTTTTGCCTCTTCCACACTTGAACCATATCCGCCCAATCCGTGATTAAGCAGCATATCATCCGAATAGATGGAATATAAACCATCTGTTCCCTTTTCAATAATAGCAAGTATTTTCATAACTCTTTGTTTTTGATTTGAAATTTAAAAGCCATTGAAAATATGTTTTCTCAATTTAGTAAGAAAGTAGCAGGGATTAAATCCCCGCCATCTTCTTAATGCTCTTTAATGTGCCGTCTCTCATTTCTTGACTTTCATGTCTTGGTACTGGAAAAGTCTGTTTGGTTATCGGACTATACCATATATCATGATTAGCACCATGACGATGAATAAAACAGCCGGCCTTCGTTAGCATCCTTACTAACTCTGATACTTTCATAATTTCAATGAGCTTTTAAATTCAATACAAAAGTAACGTTTTTGTTACTACCTACCAAATAAAACAGTAACAAATTTGTTACTACATTGATTATTTAACATTTTTAGCTGGAAATGGGGTAAACTAGAAGGAAAAGAGAAGGGATTAGAAACAAAAAACGCCCCTCTTGCGAAGGGCGGGAAGAAGTTAGGAAACAGATGAATATATTCATCCATTATCTTACAAATAACAATCGATTACTTTTTATCAACATATTCTCTTGCAAGATTGAGAACATATAATTCTTCAATTTTATCAATCAATGTTATTTCATCATTATTCAATGTACCTCTTACAGAATCAATTTTTAAATATGCCATTTCTTTTTCTATTTTTTTTTCTGACTTATCATTAAGCATTCCCCTCCCTAATATCTTCATTTCTTTAAACTTTCTATCTATAGCTTCTTTCATATTATCTGATATTGGATATGATGAAATAGGAGTAGTTGAGATATTTAGAACTGAAAAGTTCAATTCTCGTATATTATCTCCAACAGCTACATAACCGTTCATGCTTCTATTAAAAAATCCCATTATATACACACTTGAGTTTGTATTTATTTGAGACATACTATTAAAAACAGCATCTTTATCTTTTAATTTATTATCTATAGTATATATACTTTTTAATACAATCCTGTTATTGGGATAATGTATACGGAGATTGCTCCCCTCGTATTGCATCTCTATACTTAGTCGTATAAAACTACAATTGACCCCTTTTTCATATTTAAAATCTTTAACAATCCCTTTCCAATTTTTTACAATTTGAATTGAATCAGCATAATTTGAAATTATATTGAAAAACCTCCTAGTATAATAAGATTTTTTAGCTTTATTTTTTTCTGTCTGTATTGGATTTGCACTTATGCACGAATTAATACTATCAATTCTTTGCGAAACCAATTCTATAAATTTATCTTGTTCGCTGTCTTTTTTTTCTTTTGGGCGTGAAGATGTGCAAGATATAAACAAAAAGAATATTAATATAAGTAGATAATTGATTTTTTTCATAATTGTGTGTTTTATGTTATACAATGTAGTAAAATAACCTACAAATATCCTACTGCTTTAATCCGTTTTAGCTAAAACATGGTTAAAATTGTACCTCTATATTCAATTTACCCCCAAGCCCTTTTGTTACAATGTCGTAAAGCGTGGAAAGAGTAAGGTTGCTCCCTTCCCTTTCAACTTTAGAGATGAAAGAACGTTCCTTTCCTATCTTTCCAGCAAGCTCGCTTTGCGTCATTTTTTTTGCTTCACGAGCATTGCGTATCTGAAGTCCGACACGAAGGTTGGAAAGTTCGGTTTCAATCTTATCCCGGCGCGGAGTACCTATTTCTCCATAAACCTTATCCTTTATATTCTCAAGAGTGTAAGTTTCCATATCATTTCCTTTCTTTTTCCTTTTCATTAAAGTATTCTTGCATGAGCCTAACAGCCCGGTCTATCTCTTTTTGGGGCGTCTTTTGCGTCTTTTTCTGAAAGCCGCTCAATAGGATGACCATTTTTTCACCATCAAAAAAGCAAAAAACACGTACTATGTCACTTGAAAATTTCACTCTGATTTCATAAAGCCCCCTTGTACCTTCAATATGCTTCAGGTATTTCTCTGGGACAATTTGAAGCGTTTCGACATATTGTATTGTTTTCACCACCTTATCCTGCATCTTTTCGGAAAGAGACTTCACAAAATCGATGAAATAGTGCTTATATGCTATGACGTTTCTTACTTTCATGTGGCAAAGGTAACTTATAATTCACATTTACGCAAATATTTCCCGCTTTTTCTTTGCCGTTACAAAATAAATACGTATGTTTGCAGTGCTAAATCATTCACAGGGGCGGCAAACTCCTGTGGTCTCCATTGGAGTTATTTTTTTGCCTAGACATATTGTAGTAGTATCGTTTTAAAGATATTGCGCCTACCGAGTGGAGATACGGAAACGCCTCCAAAATAATCCTGTGGATGATTTAGCAGCTCGTAGTAGGCGCATTTTTTATTATTATGCTAAATCATCCGATTCAAGTCCTAAAACAAACAGAATTGCTCGGACACCAATTCACCGTTTATGGAACGGCAGAAAATCCATTGTTCTTAGCCAAAGAAGTAGCGGAGTGTATTGAACACAGTAACATCACCGTAATGCTTCAAACAATAGATGAAGAAGAAAAGGTGAAAATCACCCCTAAACAATCCTTAGGGGACTTAGTTAACTACAAAGAATACAACTTCTTAACCGAAGATGGCTTATATGAAGTCCTCATGCAATCCCGTAAACCAATTGCCAAGCAATTCAAGAAGGGAGTAAAACAAATTCTTCACGAAGTCAGAACCACTGGCGGCTACATCGCCACCAAAGCGGACGATACCCCCGAAGAAATCATGGCAAGAGCCCTCACCATCGCACAAGCCACCCTTGCAAAGCGTGAAGAACGGCTAGCGCAGGAGAAGAAACAACTGGAACAGCAAAACGCCAAACTCCAGCCAAAGGCTGCCTTTGCTGACGCAGCTTTCGCGACCGACGACAAGGTAGACATAGGAATGTCCGCCAAGATCCTAAAGCTCGGATTCGGGCGGAATACCCTGTTTGACAAGCTAAGGAAAGCGGGCGTATTCTTCGCCAACCGCAACGAACCCAAACAGAGGTTTATTGATGCCGGATACTTCGAGATGAAGGAGAAGTTCATCGAACGCAACAACCATCCGGGGTTTGTCGTAACCAAAGTGCTAGTTACCCAAAAGGGGTTGGCTTATCTGAACCACCTGTTTGGCGGAAAGCCTTCAGACGGGAAGCTAGCCAGGATAGTATAACACACATCACACATTTACAGCAGTCCGTTTCAATGCCGGACAGCCACAACTATATCGAAAAGTTTAGTATCAAAAAAGAAAAGACACTATGAAACAGAATTATTTCACACTGAAGCAAAGTATACAGATAAACAAGATATATAACGAAGTACAGAGCTATATGCCATTCGAGGAAGCCACATTTCCGGCTTTTATTTCAAAGATAATCCCGTTCGTGAGGGAATATTCACATTACACGGAGAACAGCAAGGAATACGCAAAAGAATTGTTTATAGAAGGGATAAAAAGACTGGCAGACAAATATTATCCGAACGGATTCAAGCCCAGTAAGAAGCAACGGTATAGATTCTCTTTGATTGAGATTCCACGGATGAATTATTTTGAGGGCGATTACAAGCCTATCGAGGGCGTTGCGTACATGAAGGTTATCAGAGCTTTCCGGGACTTCTCCCGTTCAGGATTAGAGGAAGAGGAAGAGTTTGTAAAGAAATTAATCAAAATATCCAATATGCTTAGTTAAGTCAGGGGCTTCGGTCCGGCACATTAGTTGACGCCAATCAACAGGAAAGGGTAGCTTTTAGAGCTGCCCTTTCTTTATGATTTACATTGCCAACAGATTGATGATGCCCTGTCTACCAATTCCGGTAATCTTTCTATGGTAGATAATATGCCCGTTGTCAGCAACCTCTTGCTTTATATCAAACCAACCAAGCGTAGAGTATTTAGTGTATGGTACCCATGTCTGATTAACTTTGTATTGTACGCCAAGTTCTTTTAAACGGTTATTGAGTTCAATTGCCGATTTAAGCCCTAATTCTTTAGCAACTTCCGTACATGTATAGGTCTTATTGACATGAGTTAGTACTGCTACTTGTTTTTCCGCTTCAATACGTGCCGACCGTTCTTCTTTTAGCTTAGTGAGAAGCTCGATTCCGAAATCCGGGTTATTCAATATCTGGTCAATAACATTGTCGGTAGCGTATATGCCATGCTTGCGGATAGAAGGTAATACTTCGTGTATAATCCATCTTTTATAAGGTCTAACCTTATTGCTACTGCTTAGTAAAAGCGTATCATACAGCCCTGATTCATTCACAAATGTAGCCATTGAGTTACCCACAATCTCCATATCCGGGTTTAGGTCGTGTAAATCAATCATTTGCACATCTTCCTTTTCTAATCTTGATTTAATTGATGAAGGATTTGTCAATTCAACCACCTTACATATATCTGCCAAGCAGAATAATGGTTCTTCACTTGTTCCGGCTACACGAACTTCACCGAAAGCTTCATTTTTGAAAATCTGAATATCATTCATACAATTTTCGTAGTGTGTCCTTTCACACACAGGAATATAAAAAAAACAGCACCGAACGCTTGAGGATCTTTCGGCACTGTTTATATATTCCCAACTCTATGGAAATACTTAATATCTTATATGCGCTTCCCCAAGCTGTATCGCACTACAAATATAGCAAGTTTTTATTATTTGGCAAACAATTATTTTATTTTTCTTTCGACGGTATTTTATTGTTCTATTTTTCCTATACTTTTTGTATAATCCCCGTAATTTTTCTAACCGCACACCCTAAATATTGTTCTATTCTTCGTATTACGGATATATATATTCGACGAAAACACCTTTGTAATCTTCTCCCTCTTTTGCATACCAAATACTGCCATCCTCTTTTTTGAATAGGACATACACCGATTTCTCCATTTTAGCCGCCTTCTTTGCGATTTCCCGCATTTTCTCTATATAAGCAAGCCGTTTATTACCTTGACACCAGCAACTCATAATACGCCAAATTTTGAAAAGTAATTCTTAAGCGCTGGGTTAAGCACATATTCGAGGAAGTATTCACGGGACTTCACTCCTACTCCCAATATGGCACTTCCATACTTCCTTTCTATATCCGGTCCTATGTCGCTTCCTCTTGTTTCTATCTTCAACCCCTTTGAGGACGAAGAGACACGTATAGAATCATAAAATTCCCCTGTTATAATGAGGTTGGGAGTATAAATATCCCTAGCCGGATACCCCTGGAAAGAGGGAGTAGGTTTTGTTATTCTCTTCTTCATCTTAGCGTACCCCTTCGCATTGTTCTTCCACTTTCCGGCTTCATCAGTAGCAAACCAAGGATCGTTCAAATAAGTAGGTCGCAATGGTTTATCATTCCCATTTACACCTGAATACAACTGCTCTGTCACAAATTCCCTAACAAGAGATTTGTTTGAATCCATAGTGTGTTGAACCTCTCCTTCAAACCCATTAACAAAAGCTGTCACATTATCCAATGCTTCTTTTATTGTAGCCATACGCAAATTATAAGAGAAAAGGGAAGGCAAATGCCCTCCCCTCTTGAAAACAAACCACTTAAATAATACCTTCTGAAGGAGTTCTGACACCGACAATCTTGTCGTAGATGTCAGAGAGGATATTTTCTTTTTCAGAATCCGTGCGGTCAGAGAAAAAGACCTTGTGTTTCGCAATGAACTCCTTTTTCTTCATCTTCCGTACCTCTTCATCTACAAAATTGATTCCCTCTACTTTCATAATACCCACTGTTCAATACCAACCACACCGTTTTCCTGCAAAACTTTAGGGGACTTCAAGGAAGGAGTGCCGGTTGCCGTGATAACCAAATTTCCATTCTCAAATTTAACAGCGGACACCTCTCCATCAAAGCAAGCAGATGCACCTTCCGCCAATGCCGCACCGAAGAAAGAGGTAACATCAAGACCACCAAAATGCTCTCTTAGTTTATAATTGTTTTCTCCTGTGTCGAGTTTTACGAGTTCAACATACACAAGTCCTTTCAAGGCTTCCACAACATCGAACTTGTATACACGATAATCTGCGTTCTTCACGTATTTTTCGTAATCCTTGAACATCGTCCCAATAGTAAGGTTAGCCTCCGTACCGGATGAATCCCAGTCTTGTCCGCCCGGATAAACACCGGAAAGAGGAATACCAGCAAGAATATCGGTGCCGTCATTCATTCCGTACACTACATTGTTTTCATCTACGAAGTACGCATCAAAAGCAACACCTTTGGCTGCCATGATATTCGCTTTCAGACTGGCATCATATTCATCCACTGTCCAAACATCATCCTTTGCGGAATACGATGTAATCTTGTTAGGACCATATCCGACTGCCGCCTTGTTGGCTTCCCCACCGGAAGGTGCATATTCAATAATTGTCTTGATCGGGAAGATACGATTCGGACGGTCATCATGACAAGCCGCCTCAAGCAATTCCGCCGTAGCATTTGCGGGAAGCTTATAACCATGCATCGTAAGAATAATAGCCTTTACTTTTCCCGGATCAAGCAAACATTTTGAAGTACCGGTATTAAATTGAGCCATACCGGCACATTCTCTAAATTCTGTTGCCATAGCACTTAATATTTTTAATTTTAATATTCAAATTATTTATCTCGATAGCATCGATGAAATCTCTAAATGGTTTACCGTCAGCTTCCACTCCCTTTCTTCCATATCGGTAGTTTTCTGTATATAAATGAGGAATTACACCGTTATATTCATTAACAATGTCCGGAGATGAAAGTATGCTTTTTATAAAAGCATCATAAACAGGTCGTAGAACATTGATGAACGACACCCTTTCCCTTTCTTCATTAAGATACTCCTTCCGAGTATCTACCATGATAATAAATTCAAGACTGGCGTTTGGGATCTTAGATGTACGATCCTCGATATACGGAGAATACAGGCATATAATAGGAAACTTTAGTTTACTCGTCTCATGCGACTGACTCCATTCTGTTAACTGCCCGGCAATATATTCCCAATCTCCAAACATATAGGAAACATTACTACCATATATTTTCGCAGTATTATCTACAATATCTCTGAATATGTCGTTTATTGATTTCATATTCCTAGTCCATTTATGAGTTCAAGCATAGTTGTGTTAAAAACAAAGCCGTCATATTCCTTATCTGATTCCAGGAAATCATACAAATCTTCATTCATCTGCACCATATTATTCCAAGCAGAAATCAAAAGAGGATTTGAATCCGCCTTTTTATCATCAGAGGCATATACAGTCCCTACCGGAGTTTGTACTACCCCACACCGCCTAACATAGTGAAAATACACATAATTAGCAATTGGGCTATATCCTTTACGAGAAAGCCTTTCTTTCAACTTTTCCCATTTATCGACATCATTTTTGCCTGATAGAAGATATTCAATGAATTCACGGCTCATACTTTTCCCCAAGACCATTCGGAGGAACTTTCGCTCGTATAAATCGATATACGATTGGAGATTATCCCGTTCTGCTTTTCTTGTGATTGAATCATCGTCTATATCCCAGATTATACCGAGACTTAGCAATCCTGTAAAATATGAGCCGTCAATAATCATTGTTTATTCTCCTTTCTTCTTATCTTTTTTCAAAAGGTCAGAGCATCCAGCCTTATCGGCCGCAGAAGTTATTTCAGAAGTTTCTGAAACTACACCCATCTTTACCCATTTCATCGCAATCGGAAGAGAGACGTGGGTTTCATCCCCCGACTTAAATGCACCGAAATCCTTTTGGAATGTAACTTTGTACACTTCCGACAAGTCCATATTATAAGAGTTGTCGCTTTTTGCTTTATTAATACTGCTTCTTTTCATATTTTACATTTTAACACGTTAAACACTTTTGGTTATCGCAGTAATCACATTTTGGAATGTGTCAGACACGAATGCTGTCTTATATTGAGACTTGATATAAGCAAGCATTCTCTTTTCACCCAAGATAGTCACCAAGTTTTTGGTGAAATCATCATTCTCCCAACCAATGTTCATGGAAAGGACAACATAATCACGGATAAATAGATAACGAAAGTCTCCCATTTGGAAAGATCCTAGCTTTACGTTCGGATCTTGGATAACCCGAAGTCCCGTAATCAATTCATCCCCAATTTTAAATGGGCGGATATAATCACCATTGTCGTTCTTTGTGAGCTGCATATTAGCATAATCCACCGGATTCATACGAATGGCATTCGGAGAATAAGCCATATTGCTTACACTTACAATTTGAGTATAAGCGGCCACAATCGCATCATACATATTAGGGGACTTGGACACTTCGATTCCCGTTAGAGAGAATGCCGGAATTGAATCACCAACTCCTTTTATCTGGCCACCGGAACCTGTTCCATTGAATATTCCATCTTCTTCTTTCAAGCCAATCTTATTGATAATCTCGGCTTCAATTTCTCTTTCCAATTGCGGAATATCTTGTAAGACTTCGGTTGTAACCTTGGCTGTCAAAGCTACCTTTCCGGCAGAAACGGTAACAGTCTCCACAGATGCTGTCATTGAAGGTTTTAAACCTCCTTCGGGAACCCATGCGGCATCACCGGTAACATCTTTCAATTCAGCATATACTACAGACGGAGTAGAAATACTTGCTACATTAGCCACGTCACGGATAGAAGCACGTTTACGAGGAGCTACACTGATTTGATCGTCAATTGTAATTCCACCAGCAACAGGACTTCCCCCTGTAGTCATTACAGGAGCGGCAGCTGCTTTCACTACGACATCAAATTTAACTCCGCCTTTTTTCTTTAGAGCTTCAACATCAATCGTTTTGACTCCGTTAATCTCGGTTACAAAACCTTTGCAGGCATCAGCAATTTGTTCTCCAAGAGACTTAAATCTAATATCGCCTCCCTTTGTTTTTTCGGTCGCAGCTTTGATCCGGACGATTGTTTCTTCAAATGATTTCAAGCGTTCGTTGATAGATTTGCTGTCAGCAAATCCTTTCACCTCGTTTTTCAGTTCATTGATAGCCTTAGTTGCATTTTCAATTGACTCTTTCATAGACTTAGAATCAATCTCGTCTTTAACAAACTGGTCGAAAAGAGCCTCCATGTAGTCATCCAACCCCTTGGAAAACACTTCAAAAACCTTAGATTCGTCTTCGGACAATCCTTTAGTATCAAGGAAATCCTTAAACTCAACCTTTTTCACTTCTTTTCCCATACTTACTTTAATTTTAAATTTTCAAACATTGATTTTACCTTATTGCCGTGCATGTCGGCTTCCTCTCCTTCAGGTGTAGGCTCTTTCCGAATCTCCGGCCTGAATGACGCAAGTGACATTGCTTTTGATATAATTCTTTGTATCTTTTGCTGTTTGGATGCAGGCATTCCTGAACACACTTCTGATATTTCGGTATTTAGTTCTTCATAAGCTTTTTCGACATCCTCTATGGATTTTAGCCCCAAATATTCTGTTTCCCCATTGCAACCGATAGAGACTACCGATATTTCATAAAGCTTTACCTCTTTCACTATGAAAGCGTCTTTTTCCGCATCGTATTCGCAATTCTCCCACACATACTGATATCCGATTGAGAATTGGTTTAAAGTTCCGGATTCGAGCTGTTTTATTGCCTGTTCTCCCCTCGGGACTTCATCTATTTTTGCTTCGAAATAAAGTCCTTTTTCATCTTCATTTAATACTGCAATCCGGCCTATAGGCTCATTCATATTATGCATCCAAAGCATAATTATCTTATCGTTAGCCGGGCTTTCCGGCCCTCTGTCCTGGATGCTCTTGGAAAAACATCCTTTTATCAGAATATCACCCGCTTTGTCCTTGTTCCCAAAAATGGCGGCATATCCGCTAATGGTACGGCTTTCATTGTCGTAGTTTACTTCTTTTGCATAAATAGAGAATGTCTTATACTGCATCCCCATTCTTCCGCTATATTTATTAGTTTTGTCCATTTTCAATAGAGTTATTAGTTTTTAATTCACCTTTTGGATTATCAGGATCGATATCTATAAACTTTGCCAGCTCATTCCTGGATTCATCAAGAGTTATCTGACCTTTTTCAACTAATTGAATTAAAGAAGAAGCCATTTTCTGAAAAGCGGAAGAAGATGCGGACTTGTCTTTCTGAAGGCAATCAATATGAGTATAATCCAACTTTATAAAAACACCTTTGGGACAAATTGCGTCTGTCAAAGCCTCTGACACTTTTTCTGAATCAGGAATAATAAGACCTTGGTAAGCGGACTTTTCCGCTATGCTTTTGTTGTCATATTTAGATTCATCAAATAAACTATAATCAATACCTATCGCATTGCATATCTTTCTGCTACACCGCTTATCCTCTTCGTGAAGTTTAAGCTGGGACGCATCATAATTTAAGGGAATCCATCCAAGTTTTATCTTTGACGTCAGGATAGGAAATTTATTGAGAATACCATATTTTTCTTTTAGTTTAGATTCCAATATTTCTTTTTCCTCTGGTGTCATAGCCTGATTACCCATCTTATCGGTATAATCAGAATAAATAATACCTTTGGGACCACCATTTACAATTAACTGATAACTGGCTGCCATTGCTGCAATCCAGTTATTAATTGGCATAGAAAGGGAGTCTGTAACCGAAGAGAATTCTATATCCTGATTAGAGCCATTAACTTTTGCAGAACTATCGTAAATTACAAAATAATCTTCGTCGGATAATTCTTCTTGCAAACCATTCCATTCAAGATAAACTCTAGAAACAATATCTTCTATATCATACTGGCGAAATAGTTTCCCGGAAGAAACCATGTGAAATATCTGTGCAGGTATGACATACATTGCGAGTGGAGATGAGTTTTTTGCTGCTCTTACAGTGAAAATGGGACAATATCCGAAAAGCTTAAGAGACATCTCAATCTCTTTAAAGAATCCAGCTCTTGTTTGAAGTGGGTTAGGACGCGATAGCAATTTTCTAATATCATTATATTCCTCTTTCTCATTCCCATCCTTGTCTGTGACATATATTCTCCCATTCGCAAAAAGAGAACCTATTTTATTTATAACAGTAGAGAATGGGGTGCATACAAGAAGAGAATCTGCTTTATCCTTATCCAAGGTTAGATTATAATCATTTTTGATGTCACCAGATGGCGAGAAGAAATTGGTAAGATACAAGAAATTCCCATTAGAATCCTTTTCAATAGCTTTTACTGTCTCTCTCATTGAGGGAACAGATATATTAATTTTTTTTTGAAACCAATTTCCTAATTTAGACATAAAAAGAATGATTATCTGATTTGAGATAACCATTCCCTACGAAATGAAGAGGTCTTTACGGACAAAAATACTAACGAAAAATCCGATAGTATAAAAATTATAGGTTCCGTGCATCTTCACACGAAGGGATTGTTATCCTCACCGCAAATATAGAAATAATTTCTATTTAGTCCAAATAAAAATAGATAATTATTATTCGTAATTATATCACTTTTGAAGATTTTGCACGAGCGCACACGCAAGATAATACATACATGCCTTCAAAGCTGTTAATACCATCATAATCAGACATGTTAGCGATTAATGCAGAAAATGAATCATCGGATTCCGGGAAGTAGATTGTTTTAATAATCGATTTATACGATTCAATCATAGTTTTCTTATATGTTGATTCTTCTCTTACCCACAAATCATGATCTATAAGCTTCCTATAATCGTCTGCGTAATGTTTCATTTCTACGGGAATCTCCATTTGTACATTCCCGTCTGTTTTATTAATAAGTTGGTCAACAGATATTAGCGAATCGGAGAACAAGCAGTCAATCATGAATATCTTTCCGCCAACAACGCAATAAGAAACCATTATAAACAATCCGTTTATATTGGGGTGTATTTCAACAAAAATTTGATTATTTACCCCTATTTCCTCTTTCTTGTAGTACAGAACATCTACCTCACCTCTCATCTCTACAGTCCCTGTAAGAGCGTCGCATGCGTCATCGTGAGCGTTTTTCCCCCTCTTCCTGTATGTTTTCAGTTGAGACGCAAATTCCGGCCACCTCCTTTCCCAATCAGCAGGGAAATAAGTAAGGTTCATCACCTCGGAAGATCTGGTAAAGATCCGAACCTCTTTGTTTTTTGACTGATGAAACCAGCTTACTTGAGTCTTGGAGTTGCCAATCATCCGCATTTGTTTCTCTACATTCCGGGCAAATCCCCTTCCTCCATTATTGCTTTCTATATTTGCCTTGGATATTTGGTCTTTAGTGAGCATTTTAGCAGTTTCCGGTTCGGTAAATTCCATCTCCTTTTGTGTAAAAAGGACATCAAGAATGAAATTCCCTATCTCTGTATCGATATAATCAATAGAACATAAATAATCGCTTCCGGTATCGGCTGTATCTGTATAGTTTTTCCTTATTGCTCTATTGGTTATCGGAATAGCCTCATAAGTCTTAAACTTTCCATACATTAAGCCTTCCATAGGAGTTGGATTCTGCATATATTGAGTTTCAAAAACATAGCTATTCACCCTCTGCATCCTATGCAACTCTTCTATGGTATGTTTAAACTCCCATAAAGCTTTCTCCTTGCCATTTTCATATATTATTGCCGGAAGAGATAAGACAGTCCATTCTCCCGGCTCTGTTTCCATCAAATACCCGCAAAGATCATGCTCATGAAGTCTTTGCATAATGATTATAATAGGGGTATTCCGTGAGTTTACACGGTTTCTTATAGTTGTTTCAAACCGTTGGTTTACCTTTTCTCTTGGAGTGTCCGATATTGCATCTTCAGGTTTAACCGGGTCGTCAATAATCAATGCACCTGCAAATTTAGATGACGGTTTGAACTCTTCTAATTCTTTGGATAGATCGTTTTCATCATCGACTGCACCAGCACCAAAACCTGTGACTTGTCCCCCAGAAGCTGTTGCGTACATTCCCCCGCCTTCTGTTGTATACCACTTCTTTTTTGCATCGCTTGTTTTCTTTATGTCTACATAAGGGAATACACGCTTATATTCTTCCGACTTAACTATATCTCTTACCTCTTCTGAATTATCATTGGCCAGATCATCTGAATAAGATAAATGAAGGAATTTGGCAGAAGGATTGACTGCAAGACCATATGAAATAAAGTTTTTAACCACTAATTCTGTATTATGAGTAAGTATTAAATCTCTTCCAGCTGCAAAAAGATGATCTTCGGAGTCTACTCTAAAACATATAGTCTCTCTATCTTGAACCTTAGTAATAGCCGTAATAAATCGTTTTGAAAAATGCCGCTTATTTAAAGGCTTATACTTTCGGCTTTTCCTTTCTAATCTGAAGGGATTCTTAGGACTACGAATCATTATAATAGGGCCACATTCCGTACAATACATTCCCAAACTTTCTATTAGAGTCCTTGCATCTTTCCTTAAGCGATCATTTACAAAACATAAAGAACATTGATGAGAAATTGCCCCGCATGTCCCATCAGAGTCCATCATCCCTTGAAGAAGTGCAAATCTGCTGTCAATATCGGATAATAGATACTGAATTGGAATGTGTTTATTACCGATTACCCCAAGTTTTTTAAGCGTACTCACAAATCCTCCACGAATTCCATATTCTGTAGCTTTCCCTGCATTTTGATGAGTCCTAATTGTTATCGGATATTTGGATCTAAATGCTTGAACTACTTCAATATCCATTGTGCAAAATTCAGCCTTATAGCTCGAACCATTACCTAGCCAATATCCGAAAAGATATGGGTCAATTGGCAATATCTTTTCCTCATTTCTTATAGGAGAAATAGGCTTTATAATCGGGATGTCATATTTTTTATGTCCATCAGAATCATATAGCCTTTCAGACATTTCTTTTGTACGCTTTATTACTTTATGTTGACCTTTAAGTTTATCCCATCTCTTACGTTCATGAACAGCCCATAAATGATCCCCACTTGTAACAAGATGAGTTCCATCGGAAAATTCAACATTATAAGCATCTGTTATACCTTGCGGGTAAACTCCAAGTACCTTAGTCGGCTTACCATCACTTCCAAAAAGATAATCTCCAATTTGTACTTCTGAAGCCTTTTTCCAACCATTCATGGTTAGCATCGGTGTTTCATTATCAATAGCCTTGGAATATCTTGGAGCTATGTTTATAATCAGCTTCTTTATCTTTCCGTCAATCACATCATCAAGAGCCTGGCATATCTTTACGTGATGGTCATTTACTACAAATTTGCGACCGAATCTTGCTTTAAAGAAATATCTCGTATAGTTTAACGTCCCTGATAGGCAAAACGCCCGTATATAATCATATCCTTCCCCCATCATAAGTCTTCTATTATTCGTTTGGCTTCCTCTTTGGTCATAGGAGATGCAATGTTTATATTCATATCTTGCGGAGAATCAAAACCAAGCATTTTGCAAAGTCGTTGGATAGTCCATGTACGCCCATTCAGTTTTATTTCAATCCCCTCTTTCCCCTGTTTCACGCTTTCGACTTGCATTGCCATTTCGTCAGTCCAGTCTTCACTATCTTTGAAAGTAACATTGCCGTCCTTTATGGTAAGGAAATTGCGTATATCAGCATACATAAAGCTTCTTAGCATCTTCAATACTTCTTCTTTTGTAATGTCTGATTTCTTCTTTAGCTCTTCTTGAAGCTCTTTTATCCTTTGGGAAACCTTTGGGTTATTTAATAGTTTAGATGATTCTTCCCAAATTTGTTTTTCTTTCATCTTTGAGCAAGAATATGCACGCCTATAAGCCTCGGACGCATTTCCACACTCAATATAGTAATTGCAAAAATTTTCCTGTTTAACTGATAGCTTCATGGTCTTTTCGTCTGATTAGCTACATGCCACTTGACATGTAGCACAAAGTTAATAATTTCCTGTTTATTACTTTACACTCCTCCCCCACATATTCGCATTATACAGGGAATAAGCCCATAATTTAATCTCCCAGTCTTTTTCTAGGAATTTCTCTCTCATGGCTGATTCAAAGTAGTCAGCCAATAGGTTGTTGTCTATTTCTTATTTCATCACTTTCCCACTCTTCTTTTAAAATTATCGAATTCAATCTCAATACACTTGTTGATTTTGTCAGCATCCTCGTAGCGTTCAGATTCTATCAGTATCCTTTTTATCTCTTCAAGCTGATTGATATATACAATATCATTACGGTCTGTTACGTGATGAATATATCTTTGAATACTATTCAGCTTGTCCTCCATACGTTTGTGCCATTTGCTTATCAAAATTACAATGATGGCAACAGTTGTGGCATTGAGGATGAATAATGCTATTTTAAGTATTAATTCTGCTACTTCGCTTATTGGCATGGCTATTCCTCCTTTTCTTTAAAGTGTTCGATTAGCTCTTCAACGGTAGCCTTGTGATAATGATTATCTCGTGCACAATCATCGTCATTGGATTTACAAAAAATCCATTCTCCTATTTCAGCATAAACTGTTGCTTCTCCATTGTCCGATCTATCCCAATAATTTACATCGCAAATAAACCACTGATTTTCATTTGTATCATCCCTTAATGCAGCGATAGCCAAGAAAAGTTCTTCGTTGGTTCCGCAATCAACACTATCGGTTTCGTCAGGATGTGGAATGTTACTGAAAAACTCAACACTATATAGACCGTATTCGGGTTCAGTGAAAATACATAAATCTTCGTTAAGTTCCGCCCCAAACAATCTATATCCCAACTCCCCCAACTTCTTCCGAAGCTCCGGTGTATTTTTGCGTATAAAGCACGGTGTTGTAAATCCCATAGTTGCTAAAATTTAATCAATCCATATAACTTTAAGAATTAACACAAGGAAGGATAATCCAATTGTTCCTAATGTAAAAGCACCAAATATTTTTACATACTTTTTTAGCTTTTGGTTATTCCTAGATTCTTCATCCCAATTTAATGCTATTGTTAGTCCTAATTGTACAAATAGCATTGTTATTGTTATTGAAAATAGCACTTTTAATAAGTAATCCATTGTTATTCCTCCTTTCCAACTTTAACATATCCGTTTTCAATGCACCAACACAGCATATCGTAGACTGCATCAATAAGTTCTTTACTTTCTGTAATATTTATCATTGACCTAGAATAAGGTTCCATATACAAGCATGTATAGCTATCTGCAAGTTTTTGGATGGTCAGCACTTCATTACCAATAAAACAAGGCAGCTTATCGAGAATATCCTGCAAAGTGTAAGCAGGGTATACATGATCTTCACTAAATAGGCTTTCACGCCCAACCGATAATTCCCAATCTGAAATAGGTATTTTACCAAGCATTTGTTTGTACCACAAGAGCATACTTGTATTTCTTAATTCAAGTCCAATCTCCTGTAAATGTTTCATTTGTTCAACTGATAATACTTGTTTTGATTTCATTGTTATTTCTCCTTCTTTACCAATTTAACTTCTGTCGGTTCTTTATCTTCCCACTTTACTTCGGGAAATAAAGAAGAATCTATCTTGTAGAAATCATGGGGATTGTCACTACATAATTGCCAACTTTCCGAATACTTCACGGGTTGCTTTTTATAAAGATACAAATCACCATCTTTGTCTCTTGCTATATACATATTCAATCTCCTTTTTTATCCATATAATTCTTTGTAAAAGCGATGATTGTCTCTAAAAAAATAGGGGTTGCATTACTAGATATAATACACTTACCTCCATTGTTTCCGATTTCGTGTCTTTGGATTGAAAAGAACGCATACTCCTTTTTAGTGAGTGCGTACCAAGCTACTTTTATTCGTTCAATCATATATCAGTCTCCTTTCTCTTTAATCCGTTCTAATACATCTCTGTTGGCTTCCAGTATTTCATCGAAAGAGGGGATGGGCATCCATACGACGACATCATATACATATCCAAATCCATATATAAGCCAGCTCTTGTTTCTTAAATTGCAACAAGATTCACAGATTAATCCACTATTACGGACAACTAAAACACGTTGTTTTTCTTCCGGCAATCGTTCTTTCACGCTTATCCACGGGGATTGCTTGGCTCCAGCCTCATAACCTTTTGCATACACTTTTCGTAAATAACCCTCTATTACACGAGGTTGGTTTATCCGGTTAGCCAATAGGCTTACTATATCTTTTAATATCATACTATTTATTGTTTAATTTTTCTTCAAACTCCGCAATGATGCAATCTGCATCACCACCATGTACCCATTTTTCTAAAACAGAGGAAAGGATCTCAATTGATTGCTTTGCCTGCCATTCTGCACCTTCTTTAAATCCTATTCTGAAACATTCTAATCGACTCCAATCAGGATGTACGCCGCTGATACTATTTACAGCTTCTTCTAATTTCTGTTTCATATCTGTTCTGTTTTACGCTAATTATTATCAAAATATTCACTACAGACAAATCCCTTTCGCGGGGTAAAGTCTTTAAATTCACAACTTCTAAAAATCCACTTCTTGTCAGCCCATCCGGCTAAATCCTTTTGCCATTGAGGAATAATCTGATGAGGATTATTTAAATCTCTGTAAGGCTGACAATGCGGCAAGAACCGACTGCCTTTGTCCTTCCAATGATTGACACGCTCAAATGATTCTTTGAAGTCACTAAGCAGGATACAATAAAAGAAGTATTCGCCTTTGTACCCGTATTTGTCAATCAAAGCCGTGGCACGCTCACATTCTGCAATCTGTCCAGGTGTATCGCAACCAAACCTTATACGCTTCATCCACTTTACCTTTGCAAGCAACTTGGCAATATCATCCGTTACCAGCCGGGCATCTAATCCCTGATTAAAGTCAACCCGCACGCCCATGGAGATTATTTTTTCAATCTGCTGCAAACCGTAGTCGGATGCAAGTATGTTGTTATCCATGAGTATGATGTTTTTTCTCCCATTAACGGCTATTTCTTCAATATCCATGTAAGTAGCGATGTTTCCTTCTTTCTTCGGTACCACACACCACTTACAGTGGTTTGGACATCCGCGGGTGAGAAAGCCATAAGCCAAATTCTTATCAACATTATACAGATCGTAATCAGGGATCATTCTATCAATTTCCGGTAGAAGAACTTTGCTTATGTCATATCCTGTACCGCCTTTCTCGACTTGATCAGCATTGATATAGTAGCCGTAATCCGGTGTAAAACTGAAGACTTTTGCCATGTAAACCTTATTATCGGCACTTTAGTAAGTTTGACGATGACCTTTATATCGGTATTTGTCAATACTTCATGCGTAAAGGCTTACCCCATGATTCTTTTTGGGGTGGTTCTAAACTCCGTATTACAAGCGGACTAAAAGAGGCAGATAAATACTTGTCCGATGCCTTATTCTCCTGCAATTATTTTCTCGCTGAAAGCCTGTATATAAACAACGATCATTTCAAGCTAATGGAGTGGCGAAAACAATTTGACATCTTTCAAGAGATGAAGATAGACGGGCTAAAGTTTTATCGCAATAGGACAGCTATCCCATTAGATAATTTTGAATCTTTCGACGACATAAAACGGTTGATATTTAACGGGAGAGGAAGATACGGAGAGCAGCATGATATGCTTGAATTCCCGTATAATGAATGCCATAAGACAGCAAAATACATTATAGGACGTGATGTGCTTGTTTATCCCAATTATTTCTATTACCACATATCCTACGGGATGCAAGATGATTTCGAAAACTTCAAACAAGGGAAAGGACATAGTTCTTGGGATATTTATATCAGAAGTGAGGATAACGAGAACTACATAGATTTTTGTTTGCGCATCTTCAACCGCTATGATGCAATATTGAAATTCGATACAGAGGTTATAGAGCAAACATCACAATACAGCAGTTATTACAAGATAATCAATTAGAGTAAAACGATATAGAAATGAACATCGGACTATTGGCTGTTGATAGCAATTACCCTAATCTTGCCTTGATGAAAATCAGCAGTTATCATAAGGCAAGGGGTGACAAGGTTGGGTGGTATAATCCCCTTTGTTCTTATGATAAGGTCTGAACAAATCTACAAGTTTCAGCTTGATAGATTTTAAATACGGGTTCTTGTATTTGTTCTCTTTGCATGAGAAATTCATGCGGTATGCATATATTTCTGCTCCAATCATAGTTTGCCTCCTTTATTCTTTGATTTGAATCACTTTTTTATTACAACTGCCATAGTGCTAACAGTCGTTCCACTTTCCTTGAATTCACCTGCTCCGATTTCAAAAACTTCTCCATGAACCTCTTCCAACCATTTCCGGAACTCAACACATTTCTTTTCAGATGCGAATTTCCAATGCTGGCTGGTAATAGCAACAAGAGTTCCACCTTCTTCCAAGCGTTCATACATAAGCCTTACATGGTCAATATCCTGATTACCGGAAAACGGAGGATTAGCAATAATTTTAGTGTAATGTCCTACACTATCTTTCGTAAAATCTTCATCAAGCAATATTACGTTATCAAGTGCATGAAGAAACTCTCTGTTTTCCGGCATCAGTTCATAGCATTCAACTGTTACTGACGGGCACGACCTATGAATCGCTTTTATCAGAGCGCCACGTCCGGCACTTGGTTCAAGTACGGTATCTGTTTCGTGAATTCCACCGGCAAGCATTACCAGCCAGTCTGCAATATCAGCAGGCGTTTCAAAGAACTGAAAATCTTTTTGTAAATCGCATCGCTTACCTTCTTTCAAGATGGAGAACACACGTTCCGGATTAAAAGGGAATGTAAATCCCTGTATCTTACCTCCCTGCCATGAGCCGCCAGCTTCTTCTATCCATTTCTTTGCTTCAGCATAGGATTTCTTATTGAATTGTACTTTCGGAAGTTTAAGAACACTATCCTCAAGAGTACAATGCTTCAATATTTCTTCCACATTCCATTTCTTACCTTCATCAGCCTGCTTTTTCTTTTCGTCGGCCGGAGCATCCGGCGCTAACAGTGAAGATATTTTTTCTACAACCATATTGCTCGCATCCATGAAGGCATTGACGCAAGATAGTGCTTCCATGAGAAATTCAGTATCAACATATCCGGCAGCGTCATAAACATCTATACCTTCAGTCATATTCGACAATTCATTGAGCTGAGCTACACTACCACGTAACGTTTTTATTAAAGTCTCTTTGTTGTTCATCATAACTTTTCTGTAAATAAATTCTTGTCGTATCTACACTACCATGACCGAGAAGGTCTGCTAATTGAATTACATCTTTGGTTTTCTTCAGGAACATTTTAGCAAAGAAGTGCCGGAAGGCGTGAGCGTGCATTTTTTTTGAATCGATACCGCAATGTTTACCCCATGCTTTCAGGTGCTGAGAAAAACCTCTTTGAGTCAACGGTCCGAATCTCCCGACAGCAAGAGTACCGGATTTGCCTGTCTCCTTTATATAGTCCTTCACCTCCCTCTGCAATTGCTTCTGGAAAAAGAAACGTCGATACTTGTTCCCTTTCCCTTTCAGAACAACTTCACCGGTTGCTATATCCTCCCACGTGAATTGCTGAAACTCCGAGAGCCGGGCCCCTGTAGTACCCAATACCTTAATGAAGAAATAGTAATCCTTGTTGAGTTTTGTTTTAAGATACTCCAGTAACCGATTATATTCATCTTCGGTAGGAACATTAGAAATATCTAACTTACGTTTCATTTTAGGCCTCTTCAATTCTATCGGCTTTTTCATCCATTTAGAGAACTTCTCAATGGCTGTAATACGTAATCGAATGGTGGCAGGAGAGAGCTTCGCCTCTTCAAGGCTTTTTATAAATCGCCTGCAATTCTCCATATTCAGTTCATTGGCGTATTCGAAGTATTGCTTAAGAGAGGTGTGATAGATATCAACTGTATGTGATGAATAATCATTGTTATCAGTCAACCATATTATGAAATCATGGAGCAGTTTCTTATTTTTCTCTGAAATAACCTCAAGTTTCTCCAAAGGTTTTACAGCCTTTTCCCGTCGGCCATATCCGATTTTAAGATAAGACAATAAATCACAAACAGCCACACACATAAACGAATGGCGCACCATAGCATCCGCATTTTTATGTTTATATTTCAAATAACCGCGGCGATTGATTTCTTCGGCGCTCTCAAGAAAATCCGTTACATACTTGATATACTTGCCAATGGAATCATAGTTCTTTCCTGTTGTATACAGGTATGATATGTAATCTACCAATATTTGTTTTCGTTTATCATCCATTTCCATTTAATATCAAATCACACCAAGTATTATCATTCTCAAAGAACCACTCAAAACCACAAGCTTTGTGTTTGCCGGGTTTCTTATGGCAGATATAACTAATCAAGGACGGGCTGATCCCTGTTGCCTTGCCTGCATCTTGAATAGAAGGGAAGATACCACACAGTTGACCATTTTTTATAGCTACTACACTTTTCCGATTCATGCCAGCACCCGTCTTGTGCCATGCTCCACGTCCTTTTTCCAAATTCTTTAAGCATCTACGTTTACTCCATCTTGAATGGAATTTCAACTTCTTCCCCTTGTTATGAGGGGTGTGACCTTTCAGGAACCTGCCATTTACCAAATTCCTTGTAGGGCGTTCTATGGGTATATATAATTCACTCATTTCTTCTTTGTTTTGATTCATTCGACAATTTCATCTATATCATACCATTCTACATCAGAATTATTCAATCCATAGTAAGCAATAAGCTCTTCATAGTCGATAATTCCATGATATTCAGTTTCAATTGGCTTTTCCAATCCAACCTCTTTAATTGTTATTATATAGTGTTTATATTCCATACTTTATTATTTCTTATTATTTTGGTTTTGAGGGTCATTGAAATAATGAAGTTTGCAAAACTTCATTATGTTTTTTAATATCCATTGCCCTGTCTAAAATCAGTTTCCCCAATTCAGGAACAACGCAATTTCTAAGTATCTTGGTTTTGTCTTTAAGATTGTAATTGTCCAGGTCGAATCCAAGCATCCGTTTTACCCGTTTTTCATCTTCTCCATTGAAGATGTAGTTGCTTTCGGTTTTTATCTTTGGTATAGAAAAATTCGCCCAAAACAGATGCCTTCCAATCTCCTGCGGTTTGATGAGAGGGATGTAGTACGGTATTACATTTTCGACACAATACTTGCCTGAAAAGAAATTCTGCAAAAATATTATCTCCTGATATAATTTCATGTCGGGATATTCTACATCATACATTCCGCCTTTGCTGCTCCAAAATCTTGCTTTGCTATGAGTTGGACAAGGTGGAGAGGACCAAATAAAATCAAATTCTTTATAATGACGGAGAAGATATTCATGCGCATCTCCGACTATCACATTATCATTAGGGAAGAAATCTTTATAAATAGCGGCTATATCATCTCTAAATTCAACAGCAGTTATATCGTGGGTATCACCCCATAATTTTCGATTTCCTCCAATGCCAGCATATAAATTAAGTATCTTCATTTCTATATCGTTATGAATATCAATTATCAAATATATGCGCAAACACACTCTTCTCATCAGCCAGCTCCAACCCAAGCTGTGAAGGGAACCGCTTGATGTAATTATAAAACTCGAACATCTTCTTATCATCGTCTCCGCACCGGTCTACCAACAACCTGATAAACGCAAGAAGGCAATCGGAGTCGTTTCCAAAATTCTCCTGTGTGGAGAACTGGGTTTTGTCAACGCCCTGTTTCAATTTACGGATCGCGGCTATAGCTGTGTTGAAGTTGCGTTTCGCATCGTGGCGCAATTCATAGCCTTGCTTTCCCATTTCGCTTCTCAAATCATAGAGAAGGGTTTCTACAACATCTGTCAACACATAGGTTAAGTTGAGGGTAGTATTAAGATTTGTTGTTCCTACTAACATGATTTATTATACATTTATCGATTCCACTTATGCGCCATGAACTTTTTGATGGCTGCTTTACTTTAGTGTATAACGAGCATCGTTTGCACATAGGCTTCAGATGTCTTCCGTTGTAATGAATGCCGTTACAGATTACCGGATAACCTTGAAGTATCATCTTCGTGAAGAGCCTTTTAATTCGATGACGTTAAAAAGCTGGAGAATCTTCTTCATCACTTACCATTCCACTTGAAATGGGGATATTATCCAACTCATAAAAACATGTAGTACAAGCATTGAAGCCGCAAATAAATTTCAGCAAACCAATATTTCGACCTTTCGCAATATCTATCATTGCCGTACCTCTTGTATCTACGTGGGAAAAATCTCCCGGATATGACTTACCTTTCACTTCCGGACGGTAAACCAACATGACCACATCTGCAGCTTCTGCTATCTGACCGCTATCCCGTAATCTTGCTAAAGACGGAACCGGATTCATATTGTCCCTGTTTAATTGAGATAAAGCAATAATCCAAATGTCTAACTCCTTAGCAAGATTCTTCAATCGCCTTGTCACATCTCCCATTTGTTGCTCCTTGTTGGCTCCCTTCATGTTTACGTTAAGAATCTGCAGGTAGTCAACAATAGCGCCATCTATTCCGAATTTAAGTTTCATATACCGGATAGATGAAAGAATAGTGTCAATATTGGAGGTGCTACGATCATCGAAATAAATACCTTTTCCTGATATTTTCCCGATTCCCTTGTCTACAGATTGCAACTGGGATTCTGTCAAACGGGAATACATGATCTCATTTGCTGGCACTCCGCTTTCCATGGAAAGAATACGAGCCGTTATTTGCTCTTTTTTCATCTCCATCGAATACATGGCTACCTTGGCGCCTAAAGATGCCGCATTTCGCATGATAGATACCGCTAGGCTCGTTTTCCCCTGACTAGTCTCACCGGCAATGATTATCAAGTCCGATTTTTGAAGTCCTCCCGATTTGTTGTCTATCTTCTCAAATCCGGTAGGAGTGCCGGTCAAAGGCTTTCCGCCATTCAAATTCTCGTTTATCATGTGATATACACTCTCAAGCCCTTCGTTTATAGTTGATATTACGCTGCTGCTTGATTTGAAAAGAGAAGATAGTTGGTCAGAAACAGTATTGGTTACATCCAATATATCCTCTGATTCAGTATATGAGTTTGAAACAAGATATTGCCCAATCTCATAAAATTTCCGTCTGATGGCAAGGTCATGGAGACGAGCGGCATACTGTCCCAAATCAAACGTTTGGTTAGAAGCTATGCTTACAAACAGATATGGCTCAAATTTAATACCGTTAGCAACCAGCTTATTCTTTACCGTAATCATATCCGGTCTGTCACCAGAAGATGCGACCTGAATAATTGCCTTATAAATTTCCTGATGAAAGGAGTTATAGAAGCATTCTTTGCTCAACATCTCCCTCACTTCTTCAAAAGCATCACGGTTTATCATTATAGTGCCAAGGACTAGCTTTTCGGCATCCTCATCACGTAATTGCACGTTAACTTCCATATTCTTTCTTAGCCCATTTTAAAAACGTCAGATATACGCTAGTATACTTTTTAGGAGCATCCTTGTAATTATCCATGCTTTGAAGTATATCAACTATCTGATCGTATGAATACTTCTTTTTTAGTTTCAGAAACTCCTCTTCGGTTATTTGTCTTTGAAGTTTAAGAACATTAGGAGTATGTTCTTTGAGCCATTCATTAAATCTTTCATAATCGGATTTTGGAGGACTTTCTTTCTTATCTACGTTAGTAGATTCTTTATTTATATTATTATCATTTACATTATCATTATCATTATCATTAGGTTTTTCTTTGGTTTCTTTTTGGTTATTGTTTGGTTTTTCTTTGGTTTCTTTTTGGTTATTGTTTGGTTTTTCTTTGGTTTCTTTTTGGTTATTGTTTGGTTTTTCTTTGGTTTCTTTCTTTAAAGGTCGACCACCTTTACAACCATTATCAAATCGTTTGTTATTCACATCAATTTGAGGTTTTATCAATGTGAAGATACTACGAGCAACCGGCTTTAGATTATCAGTTTCCTTACCATATAGGCTATACTCCATTATAGCCGTGTAAATCTCACCCTGAATATCTCTCTGCAAATCTTTGATTGCCTCGTAAAAACTTCTATAGAAAATAAAACTATCTCTCATGCTGCCTTCCCTCCCTTTTTGATATGTAATTTTATTAGGTAGTAAAGGTTAAATTCTCCACTTCTAGGGCATTTCGGAATGTGCTCTATCTCATTGATTACTTCTTTTATTGATTTCATATTGCCATGATTAAATGTTAGACAATAGCGATATAGGCGGAAGTATTTCATTCCGCCATTTAGTTAGAATTTAAATATTAGATAACAGGAACTTTAGACAATCCTTGTGCGGATCGTCCGAATGATGACTAAAATGGTAATCCTGGAATTGCTGGAATAATCCTTGCGAGATTATGAAGGCATAAGCTTCATTCTTGCAATTCTTTTCGATTAGGAACTTTTCATAAGATACAGTTGTCGCACTGCTAGGCGCAAAGTTGGGGTTACTATTATTCGCCTTAACTCTGATTTCGTTGGTTCTTGGCATTGAACGAAATTTGAGTTGTTAAAAACAAGAAAGGCTATCGCCTCCCGTTCCGCCAAGAACCGACACCGTTAGAGATAACGAGCATCCAATGGGATTTGATAGCCTTATATTTTTGCAATATTACGCTTACAAACGAACATAAAAATATGCACGTTAATCTCTTTCATAAGTCTTGTTCTTGGCGTGAACATTGCAAAGATACACCCAAATTTCAAAATACCAAATGAAAATCTTATTTTTCCGCTAAGTAATCATTCACAACCTCTATAAACTCCTCCAAAGAACGGCATACAACATATTTATATCCGTCCTTTACTATCTTGGATTCCCATTCCTTTTGAGAATCGCTTTGAGTACCTTTTTTTGTTTTGGTTTCAATTAGGAGCGCTCCATATTGGCGATTACTCTTTAACAGAATTAAGTCAGCCACCCCAGCAAGTACGCCTTCTTCTTTCAACTTAGCACCCGTGGCAGCGTCTCTCCTTCCGCCATTTGGAACTGCGAATAGATTGTGCCGCATAGATGGGTATTGCAACCGGAACCATTCAACCATAGATACCTGAATTCTGTGCTCTTCATCCTTTGGCTTCTTGCGGATATTCTTACCGCAATACTTGGCTTTCATTTCTTCGAATGTCATATCAACCTTTCTCCTTACTCCTTTGAAGTTTCTTTCTAGTTTTACGAATCATATCTTCATCTCTCGAATTATATCCCCTAATGAGGATTTCTGTCGTTTTCAAGCACCGGACTATCGTCTGGAATTCTTGTTTGGTTACTGTTATTTTCATGTGGAGAAAGCGGGATTCGAACCCGCAATCGGATGATATTCTACGCCGCCAGGCTGTTTACGTCCATCCTTTTTCACCGCTGGCGGGCGGTTACATAACGATTCCATTCTGTCATTTCTCCATGTTCACCCACCAGTCTTCACAGACAGGCAGGCTAGGGTAAAAAAGCTATCTTAACAGCTCACTCTTGCGGATTATAGCTCTACCGGTTACAATAGTATCTTCCGTATTGTGAGACAATGTGCTTTGTTTGATGCCTATCTGATCTTCGGATAAATGCCGGAAGATACCCGTTACCGAACTGAAGTAATAGTTCCGCTTTTCGAAGATCAGGTAGACGTGGATTACTTTAGTTTTTCGCATTATTTTCACCAAACTTATGTTGTTGACACCAATTTGATTTAATAACCTTAAAACCACCAATTCCACAACGAAGATTCTTCTCACGCTCCCAATAACTTCCAGGAACAAAAGAAGGTTCTTTCACTATCTCACTTGTAAAGTGAAGACAATTATTACAGCATGGGCATTTCTTCTGGAACCCTTGCTTTTCTCTGTTTTCTGATTGTTTACTCATTTGGCTTTATTTTATTTCAAAACTTCCAAATAACAGCTATTTGGAATAATACCTTCTAATATCCAGTTTTATTTAATCTCATTGCTTCCTTCTCGTAACTCAACAAAGTGCGTAAAGCATCTAATTGATGCGTGCAGGCAGCATTAAGCCGGTCAAGCCGATCCACTAAATACGACTCGTCCTCCGCTATACTGTCAAGCAAAGCGTTTTGCACCTTTGCCGACAAGCATTGCTCTTTCGCTATTGCGATGATGGTATTGCTTATTTCTGTAGATTTCTTCTTCCGGAGCAGCTTCTTCGCATCCGCAAGCATTTCACCGGACCGGTTCAAATACACCATTATGA